GTTTCCTAGGCGTACCAAAAAAGCCACCTAATTTCGCACCTTTCGAGAAATTACACCTTTTACACAGAGTTAATAAATTATATTCGGAATCATCGCCACCGCGACTAATTGGGATTTGATGATCGACCGTAAGCTGTGAGCGTTCATCGTTGCCGCATTGTTGGCAAGCGTAACCGTCTCTCATAAGGATACGTTCACGGATCTTCAACCATAAACGCGTATTGCCACCTTTGCTTCGAGTACTGGCGACCATTAGTAGTGACCTACCTTTCGCCAATGATTCCACGCTTGACACGGAGTGGAGTAACGATGGCGTATGTAGTCTATGCCTATCCGTATCTGCCTACTTGGATCCTTCTCCTTCATACCTAAGATTTGAGGAATTCCCATAGCTGTTGATTTCTTATTGCGAGCCTTTGAGTTCCAATGACTCTCATTTGTCCAGAGTAGATCCAGACAATGAAACTCTTTAGCATTGAGCAGAAGAGTGTGGGCATAGAGCTTGAGGATCTCTAAGTTATCGGCTTTTGCTGTTGGAATAGCGATGAAAGTAGTTGATATCAATATCGACAGAGATATGGCGCTTGTAATAAGTATTTTATATTTGATATTTTTAATCTTTTTATTATTATTTTCAAAGCTTGAAAAGATTGTTTTTAAGTATATCGGCGATATAGCTCTTTTCGTCAAGTACCATCGCCGGAATGTCGCGTTATCCACAAGCGTCGTCCCGAGCTGTAGATAACTCACTCGGCAGAATCCAGCAAGACCACGCCCATTGTGCCGCATACGACGCATTGGAGCGTCTTGACATTAGGCGGAAGATTGTCGGTGACTATGCGTTCGATTTGCTTTGTGGTCGCCTTACAGACTCGACACGGCGCGGACAAGGTTTCCATATTGACTCCCTAGCAGATTCTCGATGGGATTGAGATTGTCTTGTGTGATCCACCATGAATCTTGACCGACTCTGGCGTATCTCTTGACCTTAGCCATGCCCACCGGGATCCAACCTGCGATCCGATAGATGGGCGACTTGCCCGTGACCAGAATTGCCACGTCACCATCGCGATCATTGGGATACACGATGAGATGACCTTGATCGTATGACGTCCACTTGACTTCCAGACCGACGCCGACGTCGGCTTGGCGCTTGGCTTTGTTAATAGTTACGTCATAGTCAAGTCCGAAGTATCTGGCGACGACGAGTTCGGCTGTAAAGGATTCGGCGAGTTCGGCTATTCGCTCATGCGAGTTTAGACGTGAGTTATAGCGCGGCTCACTACCTAGAATTCCATCGTGATTGAAATAGACGTGAAGAGCTTCTTGATGGATATACCATTCGTCGGCTTGGCTAATCATTGGGCTAAGTGTTTCTCTAGGCATTCGGCACAAAACCACATGACAGATTCTTCGTCCGTGTGATGGATCCGAATTGTCTTTCCGCCGCCACTTGGCTTCGGCTTTAAGCACTCATCGCAGATGGGCTCTTTTCGTACGTATTCGTGACCACCTACGAATGACGTGATTTTGTCTCCGCGCACGATCTCCACGTATCCCATTATTGTTTGATCCATTTGCCCATAGGATCGAGCATGTACCAGATGGGCGGACATTGTTTGGCTTTAATCTTTTCCGCGCATACATGCCCACGATAGGGCTTATTGTTTTTAGGCGATACGCCTTCTTTCAAAAGCATGTGTCCGTGGACGCATAATGGAGCGTGTTCAAAGATTTCGCCACCGATGGCTGACTGAACGTTTCCCAGAGCTTCTCCGAGTGATGGAACGCCTTCCTCATGTGGCGGAAATTTGATACTCCACGGATCGGGCTTTTCTGCGTTCGCTTGTACGTCGCTGGCGCTTAGCCGTTCCACCTTCTCCATGTCTTGACGCGTCGGACGAGCTTGGCTAGGCGTAAGAAGTCCAATGACGCGACCAATGGCTGACGTGACCGCGTTTTCAACCCAGAAGTGAAGATTAACGCCACGATCTGATCTTGCCTCGAATGCGTAGTCGATTGCGGACGGATAGAGATCCTCGTAAGTCTTATACGCCTCTGCCTTGATGAGAATATAACCTTTGACGACGTCAATGTCCTCGATGTATGAGATAAGTCGTCCTGTAGGGAATTCTTGATGGAATCGTGTAATTCGAGCATTGACGTCCTCGTATCCTTCTAGGAAATTACTCATCGCTTAACCTCGCCGTTGCTTATGTGGCGACTAATTGAGCGACCGCGTGTGTAGCCCTCGCGATTGCCCTCTTTATAGCCGATGGAATAGAAGCTGATCGCCGTACAAAATAGCGATAGTCCAATAAGTAAAATAAACCATAGATCCATTATTGCTCCCGTGGAAGCCTTGTCGTTGCTCCCGAATAAAGTTTGACCAGTAGCACCGACATAGTCAAGAACCTCGCTGGCGAGTCGGCGTGTCTAACCTTTAATGAGTAAGCTATAAATCTCGTCCACGCGCTTTTCAAGCCGATCAATGGAATCACGGAAAGAAGCTCCGCCGTTAGGCTTTAGCTCTCGGACAATAGATCGGACGCCAGCGAAGAACGCAACGAGAACGGTCGCCACGGCTCCGGCAATAGCGCCGATCTGTTGCCCGTCCATTATGAACCAATGCCAAAGCTGGAATCTTTCGGATTGAGATAACGGAGTGCGACTGGAAGAAGTGCCGCGACGCCGGAAGTAAGCATGGCTTCGTAATTTAATCCCTGAATTGAGTATGTAGCTAGTGCGGCGGCTAGGAATGACCTTAGCCATGACGCGCCGATTGCTTTGAGTTTATTCATGAGAGCTCCTTCGGTGGCGGAATGATAGGCAACGCTCCCGTATGGTCATCATAGCGTGGACGTCCATAACCACAGATAAAGCTTTCCGGCGCATTGATTCGGCGTGTCTGGACGAGCACCATTCCGCCGTTATTTTGTGATCCGGATTTGTCTGCCGTATTGCCTTCGATTGTCCATACAGTCTTAGATCCTACTTTTACGACAAGCCCTACGTGCTGGATATTGACCACTTTGTCGCGTGTAAAATCAAAGAATGCGAAATCGCCGACTTTAGGCTCTAAGTGCCATTGACCAAGTCTTTTGAAGCTTTCGGATCCGGCAACCGTTCCGACCACATTGGGAACCAAGACGCCGGCGTCAAGTGCGATCGTATTTAAGAACGATCCACACCACGGCTTTCCGTTAGCTCCCATTCGCTGTCCGAATATCGTGACATTGTCTGGAATTTCGACGTAGCCGATGTGCTTAATAGCTTCTTCAATAATGCGAGCAAGTGAGCCTTTCGGCGCTTTCATTACTTACGACTTGCTTTCATTTCTGCTAATTGTTCGGCTGTAAGTTTTGATTCACCTTGTAATCCTTTGCCATTCGGCGCGTAAATAAGACATTCGTCCGAATGTGCGGCGATAGATAATTCTGCCCATTGGCTTGCTTCTTCTACCGAATCAAATTTGTCGCCATTGGGATAATCGGGCTGGAATTGAAATGGAACGCTATCGCCTTCGTTATAGATATTTATTGCGAATGTTTCTGGATTGACTTCGTATCTCATTTTATCTCCTTATGACCAAGTTGCCGACGCGCCCGTTGCGCTATTTTGTACGGCGACGAATAAGTTGTTTCCAAAAATACCACCGTTATAAGTTCCAGTAGGTACGGTTCGAGCCGTCCAAGTGATTCCATCTGGCGATGAATAAGCACTAGCAGATCGTGTGAGAATCATAAATAAATCCGTCGCGCCTGTAATAGCCCAATACCAAGTAGCCGACGATGGCATTGTTCGAGCCGTCCAAGTGATTCCGTCGGTTGATGTCGCGGCAGTTGTTGAATTGATACAAGCGGCGTGGAAAATTCCATTTGAATAAGCGAGTGTCTGCCAAGCGCCCGAAGTTGGAAGCGTCCTAGATGTCCAAGTGCTTCCATTTGATGATTGTGAGCACGTAGTATTTGAAGCATTGTTTGGAATAGCAACATAATTCCCACCGCCACCTGTTACAAGAATCCAATTAAGGCTCGTTGATAATGTTCTTTGTGTCCAAGTAATTCCATCGGCAGATGTTGAAGCAATAGTTCCAGCGTAACCAACGACCACGAATTGACTTCCAGCATAAGTAATGGAAACCCAGATTCCAGCGCCAGCAATACTACGAGCCGTCCAAGTGATGCCGTCGGTTGATGTCGCGCCCGTTCCAGCGTTATTGACCGCGACGAAAGTGCCATTCCCGTAAGCCGAAGCCGCCCACGATGTTGCGCTGGTAATTGTTTTCGTTGTCCAAGTTGTTCCATTTGTAGAATAAAGCGTGGTGGTGGACGGTTCAAGGACACCAATATAAACGCCGTTTCCGTAACTGATTCCCACCCAGTTGTTACTAGACGGAAGCGTCCTAGATGTCCAAGTGCCAAGTGTTTTAATTAACTTCGCGGCGCTCGCCATAATTCCGAGCATTGGAGTCATTAGGAAATATCTCCAAACACGATCCAAGAGTTCGCCGCTAATTTTTTACATGTTGCGCCGGAGTTAGCTACGCGAAGTTTCGGTGTTGCGCTTGTCGCACCTGTTGAAATCACCGTGGTTGTTCCGGGCGTGACCGCGCCGATTGTTGGCTGTCCAGCTCCGGTAATCCAGAAAACGTTTATTTCTGTTCCAACGGCAAAATTGAAAGTCGCGTCCGTTGGTATTGAAAAAGTTTTCGTAGCGGCATTGTTCATCGAAAAGATATTACCTTCGTCTCCCGAAGCGAAAACGTAGTTATCTGTTTTTGCCGTATATGTAGAAGATATTTTTGGAGTGCTAATGACTGGCGACGTAAGAGTTTTGTTCGTCAAAGTTTGAGAAGTCGATAGATCGGCTGTGACGGCTGTGTCAATAGATACCGTTACGGTTCCAGAAGTGCCACCGCCTGAAATACCTGTGCCAGCCGTGACGCCTGTGATATCACCTTGATCGTTATTGATCCACGTAAAGTCCATATCCGTTGCGGAAGTCTTGGAAAGTATTTGTCCAGTCGTTCCGCCTTTGAGCTCTGCCATTGTCGTATCGACGCCTTGACCGAACGTGTTGAAATCTGCCGGAAGATCGGTGACGAGATCGGTGGACGTCGGCATAACCCACCCGAAGTTAGTTGTTGGATTTGCCATCTCTGCTCCTTATGCCACGACTAGGGCGTGTTCCCAGTCAAGTGTAGGTGAAATTGTGTTCCACTTTTCGGCGACACTCACGTCAAGCCATTTCATCGCACGAAGAGAGAACGCGATTGGAGACATGATGAGAGTGACCGAAAGTTCATTGTAGGAAGCTTGAAATCGCCAGCCTTCGACGAAGCCTTGAAAAGATCCGGCGTTCATGTTGATCGGTAAATCTGAAAGGTTGATGGGCGCTCCCATGAATACGTTAATCAAAGAATCACGGTCGCCATTGTCGAGCTCTGGATTTGTAAGCGCAAAAGTGATGGATTGAAGAAACGCTTGTGGATAAGCACGAAGCGTCAAGTAAAAAGCCGCCTGATCTTCTGCGTCGGCTTGATGTTTAATTGTTGTTGTCACAATTTGAGCGAGATTTCCATAGAGTTCGATTGAGACCGGATCTGTATCTTTGACTTCACTTGCCGAAGCTGTGCCGTATTGAATCGTTATGTCATTCCGGACGTCTCCGGCTCTTGTCGTCGTGCTGATTCCCGCGCCGAGAGCTTGATTGGCTGTGAGATCAATGTAACCATTTGCCGCGAGATATTGGGAGCGATGAGTGCTGTCGGCATAACTGATTCGACCTTGTGCGTCCTCGTAGATATAACCGAATCCGGAAGTAGCCAATGCCGAAATTAGGTCATACATTACGACACGATTGGAAGCGCGTTGAGCGAGCTCATAATCTCCGGGAGTATCAATTTCACCGAGCCCGGATTGCTCGGCGTTCGCCCACGTGACGGTCGGATCATAGGTCGCCCACGTAAGAGCTCCGGGAACCTCTGACCAGTTATTGATGAGAAGATCGGTGAGGATTGTAAGGATCTGATTGCCGTCGAAATCCTGTGTCAAGACTCCGTCTGTGAGTGCCTTTTGAAGCCTTGCTAGGGCTCCCAGAGCCGTGATTGTGACGGTTTGAGTAATTGCTACCGAACCGACCTGTGACACCGTGACACCAATATCGACCACCGATCCGCCGAAGATTGGAACGAACGTGGCGGAAGTATCTTGTAATTCGATAGTGAGCGAATCATTGATTTCGACGATTACGGAAGATAGGTTAAGATTGATGAGCCGAAC